GTTCACAAACTCTTCCTGCATCTGCCATTCGTAACCGGTACCAGCGCCTCCGATAGTAAATCCTGAACTAGAACTACTAGTTCCGCCACTACTAATAGTAATAGTATTAGCACTAATCCCGCCAATGCCAGCACCGGTATAGTAAAAACTTGTTCCTGTAGTGTTACCGATAGTAATATTTCCTGAAACTGCTCCGGTGTTTAGTGTAACAGTATCATTGGATGTTATCAAGTAATCCTCTAGCTGAGAAGAAGTTGTCATGTAAGTCCTTTGCTTGTTTGCGTATGGAAGGTATTCTTGTAGAATAATTATCCATGTGTTCTATTATTTTACGGCATAAGTCTGGTCTGTAAACTGTGTATGTGTTAAAATCTTCAGTCCATTTACTGTCGTATTTGAACATGTCGTAATACATTTCTGTGTAACTTAATCTATCTGGAACCATAGGAATAGCGTCAACTACCGCACCTTCATAGCAACTAATGCCTAAAGTTTCTTGTAAGTTAGCACTAAACACCATCTTGGCTTCGCCTAACAAGTTATGATATTCATTTTTTGTTAGTTGTTGATCCTGACACACTACAAATTCATACTGCGGTAAGTGTGTAGCTAAGTCTCTAAAAATCTCAACTTGCTTCTCAGGTGCAATGCGATGAGGAAAAAGAATTAAATCACGCTTGGGCATATTCTTATACATGGTTAATGTATCATTCATATACTCCATTGGCCAGCCAGTTCGAACATATTTTCCATCTTCTAGCATATCTGCTTTGTCCTCTTCTTCCCAAGGATTTTCAACCATGCCATCATTTAATAAATTATGATGGAACATATCAATATGGAAAGTAGTGGCAAAGTAATTATGATCAAATGCCGCAAAGAATGATTTTTCTGCATGACGTACCCAAGGCTTGTTGCCAACAAGGCGCCCTAAGAAGTCTTGAGGATCATAACTACCGGCATGCCATAGTCCATGTGTGACTACTGGAATGTTTAGTAGTTCACTCATATATTTTAAGTTTATTATGCCAGGATGCCAAGCATCAGTGAAGATGAAATGATCGCCAGGCTGAACTGATCCGGAGCAAAATAGACGCCCCATTTGTTCCACTTGTCGAGACTTATAGATATTGGTGCCGCCAAAATTAAGAAAAGCACCAGGAGTAGTGGCTGAAGGAATATCCTCAGGGCCAGATATAATTTGAACATTGTGTCCTGCCTTTCGTAAGAGATTAGGTACATGGCGTTTCCATTCGCCAGTGTACCTTGTCTCAACTGCTTCTAAATCAATTAGAAATACGGTCATTGTTGTATCTCGGATTCTTACCTAGATAAGGCTTACGTTCACCAGTGAACGGTTTCTTAGGACGACGGCTCTTTTCAAAGTTGCGCCAGACCCAGCTTTCTCTGTTATAGAGATGACTCTCATCGAATGGATGTAATTCCAAACGACACCAGTTATGAAAAGCCTCAAGATCGTCAAAGATTTTAACGATATCAGGACGGGTTGAAAAATAACTGATTTCTTTGTAGTTCTTAGCCATTATAGCCTCTTGTTAGTATTTGATAAATGAACCATTTTCTCCATCTTCGGAGACCTCAATCCAAACCTCACGGTCAGGATACTTTTGTGAAATCATGTCATATAAATCATCTGACATCATTTCGCAACTTTTATAATCTAGTTTTAGTATACTATCTTTGTATAGATTTTCCACCCAGCGTTTGAACTGGATGAATTCGACATCACGGTCGTTGTGGGTAACTGAAAGCCAAACGCGAAAATGGAATATATGACGATGAGGAGTAGCCAAAAACGATACATCATATTCATCTCCTGTTGCTAAGTTTGGATCTGTTGCGGCCGCTGGATAAGCGTGAATGCCTTCTTTCTGGAAAGTAACCCAGATCATTTTGTTTGGTCGAATGTCTTGTTTAATAATCATATTGTTTCCCACATATTTGGATCTAAATCTACTGCGTTGTCATATCTTGTTAGATGGTCATTGTTTTGAATTGTAACATGTGCATGACAATTACGACATAATACATCTAAATTTTCTTCATCGCTATTATGACGATTACCGTCAATATGATGAACATCTAGTTGTTCTGGACCAATAATATGTGCTGTACACACAAATCCATATTTTGTAGTTGTATTAGAACAGCCATTGTTCATTTTCCAGTTATCAACTTCAATCTTTTGACCTCCTCTATGACATTCACAAAACATTTTCCATTTTGCGCCAACTGTAGTGTTGACTTTTTTATATGTTTTATGAAATCCTACCCTGTTATTACAACCAGGTAATGCACATTTCGGAGCATGATTGTTTATTACTGCACGTTTCCTCATTTTATGATCTCATCATTTGTATATTCATCCCAATTGGTAAAATATTTCCTTTGAGTAATTGCACCAATCGGTACACACCAAACGCCGGGATTTGTGGCGTCGAAATCTTTATCATCAATCTTAATTGTAGCATTATACCCAAGTTGTCCTATATAAGGCAATTTTACACTAATTTGTGGAATAAATCTACGATGTTCGGTTAAACCGCTTTCTAATACACCTTCATGTTCACTAACATCAAAGTCTAGAGTACACCAATAACCTGCATCTAAACAACCTTGTATCATGTCTTCCCATGGGCGCCAACCTGGTATATCATTGACGCCTTTAGTGCCAAAACTTTGATTAGCACCGAAATAGATATGTGTACAATCATTATTTTTAGCAAGGCTAATAATAACTTGTTCGTCGTGTGTACCTACTACGAACAAAGTTTTCATACCGTATGCAGGAGTGCGTTCAATTTCAGTACCGACAAAGAATGTTACATCTTCACTAGTACCTGTAGTATATTCACGTTTCATTTGTAAATTTCTTTCCTTCTTCCCAATATTTGATCATACGTTGTACATCTTCCATACGTTCTTGTATAACGTGTGGGGCCTCACGTTCTAATTCTTTTAAATTATGATAGCTAGGATAATGACGTAAACACCAACGAGCTTGTTCACGTATTTCTTTTGGAATACGTGGAGTCTTTTGAGGATTCATCAGATCCTGCAAAAACTCCTCAGTTCGCTGTATGCTTCTAAAGCGTTCGTCGGGTAATGTCATAGTTCAAATAACGATTCGTTGAGTACAGGTTTAACTGGTTCTTTGACTACTTTTTCAATAGTTAAATTACCTTCAAATTCAATATGCACATCTGCCATTGCACTAGCATTGGTAATTCTATCACCAGTATTGCCTCTAGTGCCAATGATACGATCAAAATAGTCACCATAGAATTCAATTAAGTCTAAAGCATCTTGTCTATTGTCTATGCTAAAAATTAAATCAACGATGTCTTTAAACTTATTTGGACCTGGACTATAATCTCTATGGGTTTTAGTTTCAGCAGTAGTAGCATTTAGCATTGCAGGAATGACACCAGCATCGCTTTGACGATTGGCTTCTTGCACAGCATTACAATGCATCCAAACATTATGTCCCATCATAATAGCATAAGTGAAACTATCCCAACTAGTACGTCCTTCTTTGCCTACTTTATTTAGATCGCCGGGTGCGTAGATGCAAATGTCTTTCATTAATACTTGATCCATAATTGGACTAGATTCAAATCTATCAAAAATATTGTCTTGTACTACTGCGTCTTTAAATAGCCTTGTATCGTTAGCATACTTCTTGTCATCGGCAGATGCTTGCATACGATAGACCCATTTGTCTGCATGTGGAGTTTCTGTAGCCATATAAATTTGTCCATTAGCAGTTGCTAAGAATGGACTTGCACAGTCAAAACTAATTGTAAAGTCTGGATTGTGATATTTGCGAACAGCACGTTGAATGTCAGTTAGTAGTACAGCCCATTCTAGTTTGCTAGTACCTAAGAAGTGCATCCAATCTTGGTGCCCTTGTTCTAACAATCCATCAAATCGCAAGTGTACTAGACGCTTCAACACTAAATGAACATCGCACATATTCTGTCCACCCATTGCCCAACCATTAAATGGTTTGTCATATTTGTTAGGATCGCAGAAATCTTTCATTTCATTATACCAATCATCTGCATCTGCGTGATTTTCACCTTGTAGAACGTTTAAGAACTTACAAGCACCTGTGCGATGTTTGATCCAATATTCGTTGTTGTATTTGGTTGCTGATACTGCTTCAGCATATGAGCTGATACCTGTAGCTTTAATACCTGCTGGACTGCGACATACCCATGCTGGAATATCAAGTACCATACCATAATCCATATAAGCATCCATCCAACGCAACACTTGATCACGTTTCTTTTGTGCGGCGTCTAATTGTGCTTGATAAAGTTTAGGATGATCTACTTTGGTATATTTTTGATTACCATTCTTATCAGTTTTAGGATGTCCTGTTGGATGAAATTGCGGAACAAGCTCAACACCTAGGGCATTTACTTCTGCCCACTTAGCGGCAACTTCTGGCCCATTAGGATCCCGCCACTCGCCTTCCCATACGCCTTTACCAATCTGGAATCCACCTGAATCGCCTAGTACCCAACTAGTTGAGCGATCTCGATTACGGAACATGTCTTCAGACTCGTCTGGTTTACTCATGTCTAGATTAGCATGTCCAGCTGAGTAAAGACAATGATCATAATAGAACATACCTTTCTCTGGTTCGAGATAGTTAAGACTTTCTACACTACCATTAAAACTTGCAGGTAGTCGAGCAGGATCTACGTAATTACTGTAACGCTGTCTACCAATAAAAGTAGAATAGAATCCACTAGTTGCTGGCAAAAAGTATGCGTAATCGTTTTGTGTTGCAGTTAAGTTCTTATTCAATTTTGCCCCATTTAATCTTTAACCAAAGTCTTTCCATAATATAGTGTACAGCAGTTAGAATGACATGTATAAAAATAGCATCGCTTAATCCAGTCCATATGGCAGTTATTAACAATGCTATTATTCTATAGCTTAATGCTCTAACTACTGTACGTTTATGAAGTTCAACCATTACTTGCTTTGTGCTGGAAGTATGTATTCGTAAACTGTAGTACCACTGTCTACAATAATTGCCAACGCACCTGCATCTGCAATCTTCATAGTAATGTCGCCTGACAACGCTAAAATAGCTTGTACTTGATTAACTGGCCATGACCATGTTTGTTTTAGTTTACCTGTAACACCGCTTTGGAACACAAATGATCCTGCGTGTGTACTTGCATCACCAAATTTAAATACCAAATTACCATTGTCTGTTGAAACTTGAAAAACTGTTTCTTCTGTATGTGCCGCCGCCTGATATTTTAAACGCTGGATAGCAGTTACAGTAGGTTCAAATTCTACATCCCATGTTGTACCTTTGAATTTAACAGTCTTTAATTTTTCTGTAATGACTTCAAGAGTCATAAAACGATAATCGTTTTCGAAATCGCCTGTTGAATTTTGAAAATGTAAACCTGTCGGAATGTCTTCGCCATTGCGTTGTTGCATAACAACATTGATGCCAGCGCCTTCTTTATATTCCGGGCATTTCAAATGCAAATCTAATTTGTTCAGTTGAGGCATACCAAATACACCATCTAATCCATCTACTGGATTATGTGTTTTAGCATTAAGGATAACTGAACGATCTTCAGCCATTGATTCAACACTAGTTCCTTTTGAACTAGCCGTTACCTTAACCAAAGGTAAAAATCCTAAACTATGTGTGTGTGCTACTAAATCTTGTAAAAAGTCTTTCATATGATTCTCCATGTTTTATTATTATACAGTATTTTGTGACTATGTCAATGTTTTTCTAACTCGTTTGTTATATTTTATTGCCGATTCTACTAAAGTATGCGATATTTGCAAACTATCAGCATAATGTACAAAGGCATTAGTGTCTTTGGGGAAACAAGCACCACCAAAACCACGGCTTCCGTCGGGACCTGGAACTTGCATATGGCTTGTGCCAATACGCTCGTCCAATTTGAGTAATTCGATAACCTTATTATAATCAGCGCCATTAGCTTGACACATGTCATATAACTGATTAAAGAACGCTACTTTGACACTTAGGAAACAATTAGTGGCATATTTTACCATAGCCGCTTCTGTCAGTGTGCAATGTTCAATCTTATTTAGGTTTTTGAGAGAAACAATGAATAATTCTCTCCAAATATTTCCAGGATTATCACCACCTAAAATCATGTATTCCTGATTAGCAAAGTCTTCGTTAGCACTTACAGCACGTAAGAACTCTGGGCTATAGGCAATACTATGTTTGGGATAATTTACTAGTAGTCTATTTAGGTAATCTGGACGTACTGTACATTTAATTAATACAGGCATTGTTTCAGGAACTGTATCCATTACTTGATATATTTGACTTACATCGCAATCACCTATCGACGTCATAGGAGTACCGACACAGATAATAACTCCATCGGCATCTGGATAATCTTTTACTGTTTGTTCACTTATTTTTGGATCAACAATATATACTGTGTTTGTTTGATCAATGGCACTGGCAACAGCCTTGCCAACAAATCCGTAACCTGCAATTATAATTTTCATATTAAAACTCGAATAGGCTATTAAATGTATTTTTCTCTTCAGTACTAGCAACGTCCCATTTTAGAACACCGATTAAGTTATCTAATTTGTTATCGATAATAGTCTGCTCCATTTCTGCATGATCAAAAGGAAGATCCTTAAACCATTGTGGTAAACGTAGTTCATCAACTGGATATGCAACACTAGTAAAGCCTAGCGGATTAGGTTTGAGTTTACATACAATAACTTTGGCGCCGTCTGTAATACTCATAGAGTATTTGTCATTGTACATACGCTTGAGGGTATTCCAATTAATACTTGCACGAACATGGCCAGGCATATTTGCTTTACCTGCTTTGGCTTCTTTACCTTGATATTCAGTAATCTTGTTAGCACGTTTAGGCGAACCTTTTTCCCAACCCGGACGAGCTTTAAACTTGATACGGAATTCACTAATGTGATCTAGAACTTCTTGTTCAGGTTTACCCATTAGCACCATTTCAAGAACATCGCTTAAGAAATTTTGAATAAATTCAGGAGTATCACTACGCTTTAGGTCCAAGCCCATAGCTTTAATCTTACCAGGCTTGCCTTCTACGTCTGTACGTTTACCTTCTTTATCATAGTAAAGAACTGCATAACGTTTCTTAGTAATAAACAAACTCTTAGAGCCAACAATTTCACGTCCAGCTTTAATAACTTCTCCACGCGACTTAGGTACATGAAATGCATCTAGCATGAACTGTGGAAATGTAGTGTTAACTTCATCTCCAATTGTGTCATACAGTTGTATTACTGTTTCTTTTGTCCAGGGGATGGTACCTTTTTCAATGTCCTTCTGTAGAGTGCTATAAGCACTAAAATAACAACTATCAGTGTCACCATATATTACTGCCTTTCCTATGTGATTATAATCGCCAGTTATGATTTCATTTACTTTACTAGCCATATGTTTAGCGATCTGGCGTCCAGTAAGAGTAGTGGACTGCCCAATACGCTTATCAAAGAACCTACAACCGCTATTAAGAATAGCACCATACAAACTATTGAGGTTAATTTTCTTAACCAACTGTCTTTTGTCCCAATATTCTTCTTCAACTTTATTCCCCGCCTTAATGGCATCCTTTAGTTTAGCCTGCATTTCTTTACGTTCGGCATACCAACGTTTGAGTAATCCAGGAATAATACCTTCTGTTTCGTGCGTAAAGATAGTACCATTGGCACTCATCATCCAAGGTTGATTGCTTTCAAATATAAGTCTGTAGACTTCTGCGGCACTAAGTACATCAGTATCTCCATTTTCCCAGTCAATGGTAATGTCTGTACCAATTTCTTGATTCATTACAGCAGTATATTCAATAGTACCAAACATACCTTCCCACGCCGCGGCAAACGACTTTCCTTTCGCCATTAAGTTTTCAATATACTCATCAGTCTTAGTTGGACGTAACTGTCCAATAATAGTTTCTGGACCCATATTAAGTGCTCTAATTGCACTAGGATACAGTGAGTTAATATCTAAAGATCCAACCCAATCTTGTAATCCTTCTTTAGGATATGCAACATACGCACCTGCCGCCGCAGTATCTTCACGATCACTCATTTTAATACGATTAGGAACAACGAATCCTCTGCGATGTGCTTCATTAATAATAGCTTGTTCAGTAACGGCTACAGCACCCATTGTAGTTTGTAGCAATACAGTATTTTCATGTGCTAGTGTATTTGCTAAATCGATAAACTTTAGTTTTCTATCTAGTTTTTCAAGTAGCATACAGTCATTGATGTTGTATTCAACAAATGTTTTAAAGTCATTGTTGTATAACTGATCCAATGTACCTTCGTATTGTGTTTTACGTTCACCTAATTCATATTCTGCAATAGCATCTAGTCGATAACTATGTCGTTCTTCATATGTATATTTGCGATACAACTCTAAATAGTCTAAATGTACACGACCAATGTAGTCATATGTAACAGCATTACGACCATATTTTTCATATTCACGGCGCTTAGGTAACTGATCAAACAAACAAAAACGTCTAGTGTCTTCTTTGCCTAATGTTTTAATAACACGGTTAGTAGTATAGGGAATATCAAAGCCTTCTGAGTTCCAACCACTTACAATATCTGCATCTTTAATTAGATCTAAGAACATGTCTAATAAGTCTGCTTCATTATCAAACAAATAAGTGTTAGGAAATTCTTTAACCATTTCCTTAGCATCTTCCATACCAAGGCCCTTAGGAGGAATAGCTAGGCATACCATTGTTTGTAACCATTGTAGGTAGACAGCAATCGCAGTAATTGGCATAAATGCATCGTCTGGACTAGCATAGCCACGCTCTGGATCGAAGTCTACCTCAATATCGAAAAATGCTACATTTAACTTAGGAGCATCTTGATTAAGATAGTTTTCACTTAGTGTTACAAAGATAGGATTAATGTCTGCTTCGTACATTGTCTTGCCACTGTTGATAGCTTGTTCTTTACGAAGTTCTTTTGTGTTTTTACAGACAATCCTTTGTACAGGATCTCCATAAATTGATTGATGTTTCCCTCTCGGGTCTTTTACATAAAATGTGTGGCGTACAGGAATATCTCTAAATTCCCTTTCGCCTTTTTGGTTGCGTTCAACGATCTTGATGATATCGTTGTCACGGTCAAACCATGCGTCAACGTAAGACATAAATTTTCTTCTCCATGCAATTTAGGGCTTGCAAATACCTTTCTGCGACTTATGGCTCNCNNACCTTTCGTTATATACTTATTTAGATTTTTTTAGTAATATCTAAAATTGCTTCAATCTCAGCCCAATCTTCGTTATGTGCCGCCCAATCGCCTTTGTGTGCAATCTTAATAGCTTTATTAATAACTGATGGTTTGATTTGAAGTTCTTCTGCAACTGCCTTAACAGTTTCTTTTAAACCTTCTGTTAAGTCTTCAACTTCACGTAGTACTGTAGAACCTTCATTAATTAGTCGTTCTAGTTTTGCCTTTTCTTCTGCGCCGTAATTTCTTCCTGACATGTAAGTCTCCTTTATAGCCTATTATATAATAATTTATGTTTAAGTGTCAAATTTTAGAGGTGGAAATGGCAGAAATAAATCTGCCATTTTTAATTAACGTCGAGCTATTTGCAACCAACGAGCTAGTTCTGCGTCTACTGATTCTTTTTGTACTTGTCCGTTATTTGTAACTGTTTGAGTTGTACTTACTGGTGCAGTTGGAGTGTTAACACCATTTCCGCCAATAGTAGTACCAGCTGGTACCATTGGTACAGTTAATCCTTTTGGATCTGCATTTTGTCCAGACTGTGGAGGTTCACATTTAACGGAATCAATAGCCGCTTGACCGTGAGCTAAACCTTGTTTAACAGCAACATCATTTTGATCAGCTTGTTGTAGTTGTTGCATTTCGCCTTTGATAGTTTGAATCAATTGCATTTGTTCTGCGCTACATACTACTTTAGCATTTGCATCTTGTTTATTTGCATCTTGTTTACTTGGATCGGCATTTTGTACACCGCCACCGCCACCTGCACCACCACCACCGCCACCTGCACCACCAGCATCGCTTGCGGCATATAATCCGGCACCAACTGCTCCAGCAGTAATTAAACCAAGTGCAATGGCTTTTTTAGGATTAGCTTTAATCCAGTTAGCAATGCCTCCTGATTTAATTTCTTGTTTTTCTATATCAGTTAACGCAGTACTAGACATAGCTTTAGTTTCTGCGGCGGCAAGTTCTTCTTTGCTTGCCTTAATCATTGTATTTTGTGCGGCTGTTAAATCATTAACAGTTTGGCTAGCAGGCGTGTGTGTTCCCATGTTCTGGTTAGCACTTGCTTGATTGTTCTTTATAGTGTTTGGATTTTTTGGATCTGCTTTATGAACTGTTACATTTGGATTAGCAGCCTTGTCAGCGGCATTTACAGCTGATTTTTCTCCGCCAGCAACTGTTTTATCAGCGGCTTTTGCCGCACCACCGCCGAACATTCCGGTTAGTTTATTCCAACCTGTTTTTAGACCACCGCCAATTTGATTTCTAAATCTACTAAAGAAGTTTCCGCCTACTTCGTCAGCCGCTAATCCAGCACCTGATTTTTCAAACAAGAAATTTTCACTTAGGTATTCTTCTGCGTTGGCAATTTCCCATCCATCTTCACTGTATAGTACATTGTTTTCGTCTAAGTATACCCAAACATCTTTTGAATTTTCAATATCATTTAAACGATTGCGTAGACTTGCAATACTTTCTGCAAGAGTCAACGGAGCACTTTCCGAAATGCCGGCAGTTGAATAAGTAGTTGCATCTGGCTTACCTGTAGCAGGTAAACTATTCTTTTGTTGCCATGCTTGTAATGCTTTTTGTGTTTCTGGACCAAACTTACCATCAGGTTTAACACCGATAGTTGATTGCAAAGCCGCTAGTTTCTGATCACCACCGGCAGCTAATACTGCTTGGTCAGATGCCGCTCTAGCCGCATCGGCAGCCATAAATCCACCAACAGCGGCACCTTGTTTCCCAACAAACTTAGCGGCACCTTTAGCGGCAGCACCTGGATTGGCTACAACTTTTGCCCCAGTAGTTGCGGCCTTTTGAGCGGCTAATGCCGCTAATTCTTTTGCTCCTAATTTTCCAGCACCGCGAACTGCCGCACCGGCAGCACCAACGCCTGGAACTAAGAACGGAGCAACCATGCCTGCAATTTCTCCACCTTTATATAAATTAGGACTACGTGCTTGTGCCGCGGCATCTGCATCATATTCTTTACTTAATTCGTCTTTATACTTTGTACCATTCCACAAGCTCTTAACACCTGCGTTAATATTATTGCCAAATCCAAATGTAAGACCTTGTTCAGCCCCGCGAGCTGTATCACCAACATCTTGTCCAAATTGATTTAAACTATATTCTGCTACTTGTTCTTCATCTTCAAACAAATATCCAAAACTTTCAGTTAATTCTCTTGCAAGACTTTCTTTGTTTAATTGCTTGTATGCATCAACACCGGCCGCACCTAAAGCTCCGCCTATAGCTCCTGGAATCCCAGCAGTTAATCCACCGGCACCTGCACCACCAGCCGCCGCGATTCCAAGCTCGGGCCAATTAAAAGGTTTGCCTGTTTTAGGGTCGATTTTTTTAGGATCCGTATCTTGTTTTGTATTAGGTGCTGGAGCAGGTGCTGGAGCAGGTGCTGGAGCAGGTGCTGGAGCAGGTGCTGGAGCAGGCTGTGCTTTTTGCAATTGATCAATAGCCGCATATAATTTTTGCAAATGCTCTTGTTTAAATTCTTCTTTTTCAGCTCTAGTATTAGCTGTTTGGCTCATACCTTGTAAGCCTTTGTCGTATTCGTCACCACTGTAACCTGTTAGACGACCAAAGAACGATGATGTTTTTGCTTTTTGTGGTAATAGACCTTTATCAGCAAGTTGGTAGTCAACATCTTTACTAGCTGTTCCCCATTGTTTTTGACCTTGGTTATTAACAAATGCACCTGATACTGGATCATATAGTCCTGGAACTTGATATTGTGTTGCTAGTTGTCCTAGAATTTGAAAACGTTTTGCATCATCTTGCTCAGTACCTGCAATGGCCTTTTGGATGTCTGCCATTGCAGTTTCATCTAATTTATAGTTTTCTAAAATATCTATTCTTTGAATAAGGTCTTTAATGTTCATTTTACTTTCCTGTTATCTAACTGAGCATTTAGGCACAATTTTACCGTTTTTAGTTTGTACTCCAGTCTGAACTTGTCCGTCTCGACAAGGACTAGTTTTTTTCTTTGCTTTAATTGTTTTTACTTTATGTGGCTTTGCAGGCGCCATTGGCTTTGCAGGCTTTGCCATTCCGTCTTCACTAAGTCCAGTAGGTATGTTTGCGCTTCTGCGCCCGCCCATACGTTTAATTTCAGCTAATTGTTCTATGCCGTGACGAACTTGTTCAACGTTCATTTCTAATTCTGGGAATAAGTTAGCAAGATGTTGCCATACACGTGGATCATCGCTCTTTGCCATTTCTGCTAAATCAACTAATTGTCTGCCTGCACGTAACATACGTGATCTAATGCTAGCTGGATTAACACCGTTATGGCTATGAATTTCGCTATCTAATGGGCTGTCTTTATTAAAATTAACAGCCATCTCTGATAATCCGTGCTCTCTGTACAAATCATGCAACTCTTCATCACTTGCAAGTTCTAAATGATTTAAATCGATACCAGTACGCTTGCTGATACGGCGCATCATACGATAACGGCGTGTTGGATGCATAGTTGAACTTGCATCTTCTTTTTGCTGTTCTTCACCTAGTCCTAAACTTGCACGACCATCTGTATCTACTACATTGTCTTGTGGGCCCGGCCCTGTAGACATTACTTTAGATCTTGTTAAATCAGAAGTATCATAACTTTCTTTCATTAAGACACGTTCAGCAATTTGCTGACTGTACTGTCTTAATAATTGTTGTTTTGATGTACGTTCTTCGGCAACTTCTTCTTCTACTTGAGTAAAGAATTTGCGAATACCTGTTCGTTCTACATTTTGTTGTAGTACAGGTTCTTCTGCTTTTTGATAGTGTTGCATTGCCATTTGTACCGGTAATGATACTTTATGAGGATTTGAACCTTCTTGCAATAGTTGAATGCTAGCATTTTTATCTACAATAGATAAAAATTTAGCCATGTCATTAGCGCCTACTACAGGTTTAGTAGCAACACCATCCATCGCCTGTAGTATGCGCTTCATGTCCATTGAGTATTATCCCAATAGTTTTTGTGTCAATGCACGGATTTGATCAACTTCACGATTTTCAACTAACGCTGGAGTTTCGGCACGATTTAAACGAGCCATTTGCTCTTTCATACGTGTAAAATCTGTTGATTCGTTAACTGCTTCTTTGAATGGCTTACCTGCTTTGGCGGCGGCCTTAGCACGTGAACCCCATACTTCGTCTTTGTTGCTTTCTACTTTACCGTCGCCGTCGTAGTCTTTGTCAGCTTTTTTAGCAACAGCTTTTTTCTCTTCGATGTAAGCAGTAGTTTCTTTGATATTCTTCCACATAGCGGCAGCGGCAATCTTCTCACCTTTCTCACCACCACCAGCTTTCTTAGCTAGTTTGTCAAAGTTTTTACCTGGCTTGCCAATGTCTCCACCTGCTTTAGCTTTCTTAACTGTAGCAGATTTTTTCTCTTTGCTTAGTCCTGCGCTCGGCTTACCTTCTTGCATTGGTGCAGGTGCCATTGGTGCAGGTGCGGCTGATACAGTTGCTGGTGGAGGAGTAGTTGTATCACATTCGTACATTTGTCCACCTTTAATTGATGGATGGCTGTGATAGCACTCGCCCATAGCACCGTGTTGAATCTTACCACCGTGCTTCATGCACTCGGCTTTGTGGTGTTGGCATAGATCTAAATTACCTGCTTTGTGATGTTTAGCATATTCAGTTGCGTGATGATGTGCTAATTCAGCTGGGCTCATATTTTCTTTAAGATTTTTTTTACCTAGTTTTTTACTATCAATTTTTTCTAATTTATCGTGGTGAGCTTTTTTATCTGGATGCGCACCCTTCATAGATCCTTCTGGAAGTAGTTCGTCATCATTGCTTTGATTCATACGCTTAATAGCGGCATGAGTAGCTTTCATCTTAGTATGATATGCTTCTGCTTTAGCAACAACGTTTGGATGAGCACGATCTCTTACGTGTGCTTTAGCAACATGTCCACTACCGCCACATGCTGAACATGGTTCTGTCATTTCCTCATCTAAATCTTTATCTGGGGAATTGCCATGACCTTTATAGCTATCTGGGAATTGTTTTTCGTAACGAGCACCAGTTTTAGTCTTAGTTGCTTTATGACCAGTTTTAGTCTTATATGTATCGCCTTCTTCGTCACTAGCATCAAACGAATCTTTGTTTGAATGTTCTTTACTTTCTTGAGCAATTTTGGCAGCTTGAGATTTTTTAAGCTCTTTCATTTTAGCTTTAGCTTCTGATAACACGGATAATGCATGAGCTTTTTTCTCTGCGTCCATAGAACTTTCGTTCAAATATTTGCTGTAATTATTGAACTTTGTTTCATATTCTAAATAGTGATATACTGATGCAATGCTATCAGCTGCCTTAGATACCTTTGATTCTACCCAAGGCTCTAAATTTTCACTACCTTCTAGTTGTTCAAACAACTTCTTAGCGTAGCTTGCTAGTTTGTATAAGTCGGCTTTAGCCATATTTCCATCCATATTGTTATCTAAATCTGCCATGTTAAACTCCGTGTTTATCGATATTATATTTATCGTCTTTTGATGATTGCGGCTTTTTTACGAGCCTTTGGTTTGTAGTCTTCCATCGGAGCTCCAAACAAACTTACTTTATTTTGATCCAGTGCATTAACGCTTTTTACGGGCTTATTATTAGCGTTATTAGCATAATCTGGGTTTATTACTGTGGCTACATTAGCGGAACTTGTAGCACCTACTGTAGCTGATTCTTTAACGTTCTGCTCTTTCATTAGCGCAGAATTACCTGTGCTGTTTTCAATGTCTTGTTCTTTACTACTAATAGAGTAGTCCATAACAGTTACAATTTTATCTGAGGCTTGCGCAATTTCACTTTGAACCCAGTCCGGTAAATCTTCGTCATCACCTATTGCATTAATCAAGTGTGTTATTACTCGGTTCATAGTATGAAGTTGATTTTTAACAAAATTGCCTTCGCCTTGGGTATGATTCTTAGGATCTACATTTTTTATTTCTGTATCTCTAACGTTGCCTTTAAACTCTTCTGCTACGCCCTCTGGTTTACCAAATGGGAATACTTCGATCCATTTGCCGCCTTCGTTTTTAACAAATTTACCTTGATGAAACTTACTGCGTACAATATGGGCATGTTTAAGTGCTCGTGTTTGATCAGGTCTCCAGCCGTTGTATTCTGCTTCTCCCTTGTCATCAGGATAAACCCATTTTTCTTTCATGCGACCGTCAACAACTTTGTACCATCTTGATGGTGGTTCAGCGGCATCGTCTTCGTGGCCCATACGCTGGATATCACGTTTACTCCAGCCTGTTACGTCACGGAAACCTGCTTCAATTAAATTGTGCATTTTCATTTTGTTCTTCCTCTAAAGCCTGTACCTACTGCACGTTCACCGCCCATAAATTTAGGTAAACTAAACCACAACTTAAACCATTCTTCAGTTCCGGGTTGTATATTTTGCTCACGCTCTATAATTCGTTTCTCTGTACCAGTTATACTAATATTACTTCCGCCATAAGGTTGAAGTCCTTTAAACTCTGTAATGCCTGCCAACTTCTTAAGACGTGCTAGTTCATCCATTACTTAAGACTCGCTCTCAACATCCAGCTGTGTTTTTTATGTGCATCTTGACGATCAGCNAAGAAATTGCTTAGTCCATGATCACCATGTCCTTCTGCCATATCAAAAGTAATACGAAATATTTCTGACATCTTTTCGCTATCTGCTAACAATTCACTTAACATTCCATGTGTATCGGGAACAGCATTTTCATCTTCAACTGCTGATAACAAACTAAATTTTTGTAGGCTAGCAGGTGTATATACTTCTAACGCACGAATTTGTTCAGCAAATGTATCAATGCTACCGTATACTTCGTTATAAATTCTTTCAAACAATAAATGCAGTTGATAAAATATTGGCCCTTCACAGTTCCAATGAAAATTTTGTGCCTTTAATGCAAAGGCATATTCACTGGCAAATGCAGTCTTGAGTGCTAAATGATATTTGTTTGATTCTTCCATTATACACCGTACTTGTTACGAGGTTTTTGTGCAACTGGACTAGTTTGATTTACAGTTGACAACTCTACACTAGGCTTACTAGTTAAGCTAGTCTTATGCCCTTGTCGTTTAATTTCTTTATCAAATCTTGCATGTTCTTCAGGAGCGAAAGGCATAAAGAATGGATGCTTACCGATATTGTCGGCAGTGGCAATATTACGATCCCCGGCTGCTAGTCCCATACCTAATCTATATACACCGTAGAAATCGCTTGGTAAATCTTCTACACTAAATGCTCCGGGCATCGCAGCCTTTGATTCATCGGATAAATCTCCTCGAATACTACCGTATTCATTATTATCTTGATGACGACTATGCGTGTCATGCGGGGATCCATCTTTTGGAACCCCTAACTTACCTGATGTAAATGATTTAGGGTTGTATTTTTTTGTAGCTTGAGTTATTTTACCGTCCTTTTTTGTTTGCGCAAGAGTTTTACCTTGACGATCAACTTTGTCAGGGTTGCTTATGCTATCATCAGCAGATTCGATAATAAATTCTTTAGCTCTCATTTAAATTCCGTATTTGTTTCGTTTCTTAGCGGCTACAGGACTTACATTGTGTACATCATCGGG